CAAACGTTCTAATCTCGCTATAGCATAGTCATCTAACACACCGGTTTCGTCATAATATTTTAACGACTTGTTATATTCAGTTGTTCGATATTCTTCTAATATATCTGCTTGTTCTTGCCTAATAATAGAGTCTTCTTCTTCATATAAATCTTGTAATTGCTCTTCTGTAAAGGTTTCATTCCAACTAGCATACCAATTATTACCATCTCTACTATATTCAGTCTCACGATACGGGACAATAAAACTGGATGCATTGCCTTTTATAGCGTTGTCTATATACATATACCAATCGGTTGGATATTTTTCTTGTCTCATTAACATTGGACCGATCCACGTGGCACCACTCCAATAATTGGGATCATTTTGGTTAATCATATTTTCGCTCATTGACTTTTCTTCTTGTTGTCTTATAGCCTCTGTCCATGGTAATGTAAGTTCTTTTTCTTTTTGGTTTGTTACTGATCTGCTTGATAATTCAGGAAAATCCTCTTGAGTTATATTTATAATCGTATTTTTACTATTGCTATCATGTCTATTGATATCATGTCTATTGATATCATGTCTATTGCTATCATGTCTATTGATATCATGCCGATTGCTATCATGCCGATTGCTATCATGTCTATTACCATCATGTCTATTACCATGATGTCTATTACCATCATGTCTATTGCTATTATTAGACCGTCTATCAGAGTGATGCTTCGTATCTACACTATTTTTCGTTGTATTTGTTGTATTCGTTGATGAAACGGTGCCCTCTGCCAATACATCAAAACGCCCCATTCCCTATTAACTAATATTTGTGATAGTTCGTAACTATTATATTATATTATAATGTAATACATCGGGATAGTCTTAAATTTATTTTATATAGTATTTATTAGTTTTTTACTTTTCCGTAAAAAAGATATAAAGCGTATATTATAGGGTATATTGGGGAGGGCGTGATATTGTTGCCCATTATAAAAATATCATTGTTTCCTAACAGCTACTTTAACCACCTAGTGTTTGATTTGTATATTTATTAAATTATATATATATTACAGGAAATAGCATTTATAATTTTTGTATTGTAATCTGCGTTATAATGAAGGTTTGTATATAAAAATTGATTTGAATTAATACGTTCATATTTAATTAAATTAATGTCATCTAATTCAATCTACATTCAAGATAGGACGATATGTCCATCAATTTGTATTCCTCGTGTTTTCAAACATATTACTGTCCCACTTATTATTGATATATTTCAGACTAAACTTATGTTTGGTATCATCAAAAAAGTAGATGTTATTCCAAATCACAACGACAACCTATTTAAAAAAGTGTTTATACACTTTGATAGTTGGCACGATAACGAACACATTAATATCATTAAAAATAAATTTATTCAAGGTATTGTTTTCAAGATAGTATATGATGGACCATGGTTTTGGAAATGTTCTTTGAATAGAACACCAACGCCAAAGCCAAAGCCAAAGCCAAATCCAAGATCAATACCAACCGAAAAAAATACGAATACGAATACGAATACGAATACGAATACGAATACGAATACGAATACGAATACGAATACGAATACGAATACGAATACGAATACGAATACGAATACGAATACGAATACGAATACGAATACAACTATAGTCACAGACGAACAACCAAAAATATAAAAATAAAAATATAAAAAACAGGCCAACACAAATAAAAATAAAAAACAAGATACAAATATTTTGTTTTTTATTTACAACAATAGTACGATACAATATTTAAACAGGTGGTAATGTAGTATATTATATTTTACACATATACTATGATTATTGGCTCAATGGATGTCGTTCAAATAGATAATTCTATGTATTATACCATTTGTAATATAAATACTCATACGAATTCTTCCTTCTTTTTATTATTAATTCAATCGCTACTGTATATTAATCCTAATATTAAACACGATACTGGTACTGGTACTGACAATCGTCTAACGACGCAATCCATCTATACATTTCCTCATTTACATTGTTCTCATTTACACTGCTCTCATTTTATTAAATCACTTGATGAATTTATTTTATCCAATCCGTTTACTATAGATACTGCTAATTTATTATTACAATCTCTATATACTCAGATCCATTTTTTTAATGAAAATAATATTGCCATTTCATTCATAGATTTGAATGATATCATGACCGTAGATGGAACCCAATTTTATTTTTGTAATACGGATAAAATGTATACGATGAAAAAAAATAAATCTATAAATATTACTAGATTTTACGACGTAAATAACCACTTTATACCACCAGAATTTGTTCAGAATTTAATGATGCCTTTTTCAAGTTATTATACTTCGTCGTTTTATAGTTTAGCTATTATTATACTATTTTGTTTACACTATTCACATAATATGTCGACAAACGAATTAAATAATGTGCCAAGTTCATTATTATCATCTATAAACAAACCAGTAAACATCTCCGTATACCAATATCTATTAGACAAATACAAACATTCCAAAATATATTATTCATTAATGCAATGTATTATACAGGACCCAATACAAAGAAAATTATTCATCCTGTAAATGTTTTTGTTTTTGTTTATCATGTTTTTGTTTTTGTTTGTCATGTTTTTATTTCTAATGTTACTTTATATATGTCTATCGTTGTCCTTAAAAATAAATCACGAAGTAATCCAAGATTTGCGCCTATTTCTGGACGAGGAAAGGACGGATTTTCATTAAATGGAGGATATAGAAATATCGGGGCGGTTGGTCAGTTTAGAATGATTTCTAATACTACACGCACACCGTTTCGAGGGACACATCCTATGGGCAATGGAGGTAATGGTGGTAAGTATTACAACCATCCTTTGAATTCAGGTAGCTGTGGAACAAACGATAATCAAATCATCAAGAAATCATCACTTAACACTGCGGGAATGATTGATACAAAGTACGCATGGACAAAAGGCACCTATCCCAATTATTGGGTCCAAGAAGACGACAATAGTTATGTAATTACGCGCGACCAAGCCACTTATATTCGCAACTTGACACAAAAATATGGTTCTATCGTATTTACTAATATTCAAAATAATGGTAAATGTGGTACAGTGTACGACCCTTCAGGAGCGTTTATATACTCATGTTCGGGTAATAAAGGAGCGTGTTCTTATTATATTGGAACCAAAAAATATATTCGAATGCCTTATAGCAAGAATTTTAATCAACTCCCCAAAAGCCAAGGACAGTATATTGATACTGGCGGATTGTATAAAAAAGAATGTCTTCCTACTCCGGCAAATAAACAACCATTTCCTATGAAATTAAACCATAATTCTGAAACTAAAAAAATAGGCGTGAAATCTACGTCGAACATTGGGATTGGTTGTCATACCAATTATTTAACATGGCAAGAAGCTATGAGTGATGGTGCCTTGCCTGCTGACTGGACACCTGGATATTAACCGATAATTTATATCTATAATCAGGATGTTGTTGTTGATGTTTATGTTGTTGATGTGGTTGATGTTGTTGTTGTTGATGTTTATGTTGTTGATGTGGTTGATGTTCTTCTTCTTCTCTTTCTAAGAATTGCGCACCATGACTGTTATAAGTTGTTTCATAGTCGCGGACACGACATTTTGTTAATGTCCCATACTCATTACTATAGATTATATTTTTGATATTTAATGATTTCATAAATTTAGTACATCTTGCGCAAGGCGCCGAATCCTTGTATTTATCGCCACCTCGGTCGCTACGCACTACATAAATATTAGTTCTTCCCAGAAAATTATTCCGTATGTTTCTATTTGATGTATGTAGTCGTTTTTTTATTATTAGGCGTTCTATTTTGCGCATTACATCTATTTCGGCATGACAACTACACGTGTTACTTAAATATTTGTCGTTTGGATGTGAACCATACGAATTCCAGCCTCGAGCAATGATTGACCCATCCACGACAGCTATACATCCATGTTGGTGATATTTCATATTTGAATTTTGTGCTTCTATTAAAGCTAATGAGGCGTACCTTTCATCACGTAATGTACATGTTATTGACATTGCTTGACTATCTAGCCCAAATGTGTTATATTCATACGACATTATGGTTTATATTTTCGGTAGATTTTATTTGTAGATATGTAACTTAACATTATGTGTTCAATTTTATATTGTATTGTATTGTGTTGTATTGTATTGTATTGTAAATACAAACAGACCTATAAAAGTATCTTAGTAATACAATTAAAATTGAAACATACAAATACTTTTATATAATATAACATAATAACCTAATAACATACGGACATACTAGCATAATAATATAATAATTATAGTTATGACACATACTACTGATATCGTACTAAAATTATTTGTTCCATTCGAGCATTCCACTCTTAGAGCATTTTACCGTCAACGTATCGATGAACACAATTACAATGTAGTCAACGATTTTTACGCCGATTCTGGGTTTGACCTAGGGCTTCCTACTGATTTATCTATTAATAAGATATGTAGTAATAAGATACCACTAGGTATTCATTGTTCCATGTACTCGTATAGTTCTGTTGTGAGTGTCTATGATGATACCGACGCCTATATCTATGCTACGAGCAATGGTGATAGTAATGGTGATAGCAATGGTGATAGTAATGGTGATAGCAATGGTGATAGTAATGGTGATAGTAGGAATACGAATGCTACACCGCAAGCATATTATCTTTATCCTAGGTCCAGTATTATTAAAACACCCATTCGTTTGTCAAATTCAGTTGGTATTATTGATAGAGGATATCGCGGCGAAATCATTGCTGTCGTTGATAATGTGGACCATACATCCAACTCGTTTACTATTCGTGCCATGGAACGTTATTTCCAAATTTGTCACCCAACACTTACTCCCTTTAAAGTAGTCATGGTAGATTCCAAAGAAGAACTCGGGCAAACTGAAAGAGGTAATAGGGGGTTTGGTTCCACTGGTCGTTAGTATATATATATATATATATATATATATATCTCGTTTGTCTATACAACACATATCTCGTCCGCCTGTACAACATATTACTTACCTATTATAAAAAGCACCTTTTTGTTTGATGTGTTTAGCAATAAATCGTATGAATCTAACAATAAATCGTATGAATCTAACAATAAATCGTATAAATCTAGCAATAAATCGTATGAATCTAACAATAAATCGTATGAATCTAACAATAAATCGTATATTTAGCAATAAATAGTATGAATGTAGCAATAATAACAAATAGTTATCAGAATATACAAAAAATTCCTTTAGCAATTTTATGTAGTCGATCCTATTTATCCATTCTTATTTCTCTATTGTCGGAAGTTGTTTTTCCCTTTTTACGTTATTTTTTTCTTTCATTATATTATAATGGTAAAAACAAGTGAAATGCGCGCCAAACACGCTTCTAGACGTCGTTCATACGCTCGTCATTTAAAGGCTTCTCCTTGCCGCGGTAAAAAACGTGCTACCTGCCGTAGAAGTCCTGGATGCACATATGCCAACGGCATGAAGAAAAAGTTCTGTCGCAAATCTAACAATACAAAGAGATTGAAGCATCATTCTATGAATTAAATAGGTAAACTTAATATCACTTGTATTCCTTTGGATAGATCTGCCTACTATTACTTGCCTCTAAGTAGAAGTGACGTAAAGTAGTAAAGTAGTAAAGTAGTAAAGTAGTAAAATAGTAAAATAGTAAAATAGTAAAATAGTAAAATAGTAAAATAGTAAAATAGTAAAATAGTAAAATAGTAAAATAGTATA